AAGTACAGCACAACACCCTCTGGATTGTCCTGTAGGAACTTCTTTACAACACCCATTGCAAAGTAAGTTTTACCAGTTGCAGATTCTCCTGCAATTGCAACAATCTTGTTGTCTGGCATTCCCTTGTAAATGCTACCCGAAAGAAGTGCATTTAGAATGTAAGATCCTGTGTCAACATATCCGCTGACATCACTACCTTCCAACCCTTCGTCTACTGTGGATGCGTATTGATTGCCAGATGCTTTAATTATATCATTCAAAAAGTTCATAGTCATCTCCCATTAGCGATTCTAGTGTCGCGTTGTTATTGAGTGTAATTGTACCATTGTTTTTAGAGAAACACCAAATGTTTTCTATAAAATCTTTTGTCAAAATTTCATTTAGACCAGATTCCATTTTCTTTGGGCGTTGCTTGATACGCATACCAATTTGACCCAAGAAAGTTGCTTTGAGTTTATCGCACATGAAATCAACAAGTTCATCACATGTTCGATATCGTTTACCATTGATTACGGGATCCATAATATTAATAAACACAAATCCCTTATCATTAATTACATTCCATGCATTTTCCAACATTGGGAAAAAGAATCCATCTCTCCACTTTGCATATTCGTCATATCTTGACCAAGATTGATCTTTTTCATTTTCTCCACCCTTGTTGTAAAGTTCGGTTGAGAAATACGGAGGAGATGTAAAAAGACAATCAACTCCACGGGGAGGACAACTAGCAAGCCAGCATACATCTTCTGCGGGTTTTCTAAACAAAGTTACTTGTTTTTTACCTCTGCAATAAAAATAATTATCTGTTTCGGAAACATATGGATTGTCGCATCCAAGTTGTTTCTCATACCAAAGACATTGTTTTTTGTATACTTCAAATACATTTTCATTGGGATCGCAACCATAAAACTCCTCTGCCTTTGAAGCATAGAATCCCGCTAGACGATCTCCCCATCCGCAACTTGTATCCATCACAACCTTTGCATTTGTAATCTTGTAAATAGATTTTGCAACATGTGGTTTGAATTGAGTTGCAACATATGCACCAAGACGGAAAGAACCTCTCCAATTGTGAAGACCAACTTGTGTGTTTCCTAGTCTCCAAAATGTATAGTTCATCTTCTTTAGAAGATTTTCGTCTTTCCAAATTTCAAGCGGAGCAGCAAATCCATAAGAACCACAGGACAATCTGTTCTCTTGTTGAAAGAAGTTACTTACATCATTGTAGTAATGCCCAAACTGAATGAGTGCAAACCCATACTCAGAAAATGGATATTTGTAATCAGCGTACTTTTCCAGTACATCTCTTGTCTTTAGTTGCTCAGAAGTAAAGATGAATTTGTTCATGTCATCTTTACAGAACTTTGCAAACTTGTCTACAACATCGGACTCTTCAATTTCACGAAATGGAAATTTAGGTTTATATGTAACGACATACTTTGCAAGAGCGTCCTTGATATCTTGCTTTGTATAGTTTTCATTCATTTCTCTCCATCTATCAGGAGGAATGATTGGTAGGCCGTTACTATCTGCGTATTGTTTCAGTTCTTCTACTAAATCAAGCAAACAGGGATTCAAGGGTTTGTTCCTTCTTTATCTTCCATCCTATGGCATCAAGGATGGTCTTGAGTGGTTCCACGAACGATACTTCAAATTGCTTGTTGTGATCTATAAATCTATCTAGGTCAAACTCTTTTGGTAGTTTGCCTGGAAAAGATGCAACTCCTGCACCAAATGGATTTGGTTCTTTTAGATACACAAATTTAATTTTCTCACCGTCCCTGATGAGAGAATACTTCTTTTGGAGATTGTTCTTACGAATGAAGTGATTATACAGCAAAGATCCCTTTACTGCAATAGGGGTAGACTTACGATATATGTTTGTACTATCTGAATATTTGTCCATTCCATTACATCCGCGAGGAAATGCAATATCTTGAACTGGACTATCATTAAAGTCTTTTTGAAACTTTTCAGTATATTTGATAAGTTGTTCTTCGTTTCCATTTAGAATAATCTCAATACATTCTGCAAGTGCATTGCGAACAATTTCGGGAGTAGATGATCTTGCGGTTTCGATTCCCATAATCTTTTGTTCTGGTTTTTTCAGAACAACACCATCTTCACCGACAAGAACATTTAACATATAGCGTTTCTTTGCAGTCCAAATACCATTGTCTGCAATAGATTCTCGTTTCATATTCATCTTCTGATCATATGCATTCATACGAACTGCAAGATCATTGTACTTCTTTGTGATGAATGGTTGAATTGCCTTATCACAAGCATTAAGCAAAAACTTAATGATCTTATCGTTGTTAGTTTCATTAGGCAAAACCTTTGCAACCAACAAATCCATTCTCAAGTAAATACTATCCGTGTCGCTTGCAATTACAAAGTCTTCATCCGTTGTTCCTACTGTTTGATTCATGTATTCATTTAGATACTTTTCAATCCAACGAATAGACAATTGACCAGAAATAGTAATTGCTTCTGCCATGTCAAGATTGTAATATCGGAAGTATTGATTTCCGATTGCACCGAAGGCAGAATTTAATTGAATCTTACGAGCAAGTTGAAAGTTATGATACTTTGCAATCTGCTTCTTGAGTTGAATCTTTTGATCTTCAGATGCATTATCTGGAAGAGTCTTTAGTTGTGCTTTACACTCCAACATCTTTTTCTTGTAGATCTTTCGCTCTTCGTAAAGCGTATGCATCAAGTGAGGAAGGAATCCCTGCTTCTTTTTCGTATAAGTGGTTCCATTTGCTGCAATAGAAAGATTCTTTGCAGTAAACTCTTGAATATAAGTTTGAGTAACCTGGCCGTCTGTCAATACTCCATCAGGACTCACATATCCACGCTTACCATCTTTTGTAAGAGTTTCTGGTGAAATATTGTATTGCATAATAAGGTGGGGATACAGACTATCCAAGTCAAATGAAACCACCCACTTGTGCATACCAACATGCGGTTCTTTTACATATGCACCCTCAAACTTGTCATCTTTCTCACCAGACTTCTTCATTGGAATGACAATATTCTGAGAATTCAAATGGTGATAAATGATCTGATCCCAAGTCTTTACTTGAGAAAAGATATCATTATGATTTACCTTTGCAGAATATGCAATTCGCAAGGCAAGTTCCATCAAACGAAGTTTCTCTTCCAACCTAACAACTAGATCAACATCCTTGACATTATACTCAATAAACTTTTGAAAGTTCTTTGTATAGAAATCACTGATGCTATCATATTCAGAATATGAAGTTTTTCGCTCTCCAAGTTCGACATATGCAATATGATCTAACTTGTAGGATTCTCGGTTTACGAATGTCAGTTTGCGATAAAGATCAAAATAATCAAGTGTAGAAATACCAACAAGATCATACACAGTATGATCCCGCTGCATTACCGTTACAATTCTTTCCTTGATCTGTCGCCAAGGAGAAAGTCGCTTTGATTCTCCTTCTCCAACCACTCGTTCAATGCGATTGATAAGATAAGGAATGTCGAAGAAATTTACATTCCATCCAGTAACAATATCAATGTCAAGAGATTCCCAATACTCTAGAAAGTTGTTCAACATCCGCTCTTCAGATGTATATGAACGAGCATCGTGTTCATCATTGATTGCAGCAAATTTACCAAGACCAAATGTACAAACTTTGTGTCCCACACGAATTGTAATTGCATTTACTTCTTCGCTTGCAGTAGCAACATCGGGGAAACCATTTTCGCATTTAGTTTCAATGTCAATATATGCAACCCGTAGATTATCCATATCATATTCAATTTCATTCGGAAATGTATCTCCGATAAATTGATAGGTATAATCCGTGTTACCGTAAATGGTAAAACCTTTTACATCAGAATACTGTTCGATGAACTCTCTACAGTCTTGAATACCGCCTGGTTGAAATGGTTCAACATATTCACCAAACAAAGTTTGGTGTTGTGTCTTCTTTTTGGCAGGTACATATAAAGTAGGACGGAAGGGAATCTTTTCGTGGATTCGTCTTCCGTTCTCGTAACCTCTAAAGAGGATATTATTTCCTCTTACCGAAACATTAGTGTAGATCTTTTGATTTGACATAAGCAGAGAATAGTACGCAGTAATTGATGATGTCTACGATTGCGTCATTGTAACCTTCGTTGTCCACTTGTAGTTTACCAGCATCTACGAAGGTAGACAAGCGCGACAATTTATCGGTCATGCGTACCAAAAATCCTGCTTCTGTAGTACAAATACCCATTGCTTCACATCTTTCGAAGTTAGCAAATGGAGTCTTGCCACTATTTCCTGCATAGTCATGGTTTTTCTTTTTCATGAGTTCAAGTGCTGTGCGGCACAAATCCTCATGGTGTTGTATCAGATCTTCACGATTCATGTTGAAACTCCTGTGGAACCAAATCCACCATTGCGATCAGTCTTTTGCTTAGGTGCAGTATAGCATGGTTCCAGAGTATAGTCAAGATTTTTTACTAACTCTGCTTGACAGATTCTATCCCCATGAGATATCACAAAAGGTTCCACTCCAGTATTTGTCAATATAATTTTCAATTCATCGGTGTAATCCGAATCAATAATACCTTCACAATTAGTCATGGTGACACCATTTTTTAATGCCAGACCAGACCGAGGATGCAGTCTTACAGAATGTCCTTCTGGAATGTCCAATATCAATCCAGTTGGTATCGCTGCTCTTTGAGTAGGTAGAAGGGTAAAAGTATACGGTTCACCAAAATTTGCATTAAATATTTTCTTTTCAGTATAGGGTCCATAAACAAGAATATCTTGTTCTCGTATACAGGCTGAAATGTCAAAACAAGCAGACTGCTTTGTTGCAAACTTAGGAAAGGTTGAATAAGGATTTGTTTGATATATTTTAAGCATTATTAATCTCACATATTACAAAATATTCATCAGGATCATAGTAATGTTCTACTGTAATTAATTTTAATTCTAATTCTTGTAATAAATTTTTAATTTCATCTATTGAAAAATAGACAAAATTATTTTTTCTTTTTAGGGGAACTCGTTCTTTAGTACTATCTTTGAACACCGTAAAGACAATTTGTTTTGTTATATGTTTACTTTGTTCTAATAATTCTTTCAATATTTGTTTATTTCTATTCTCATCATAATCAATATTATATGTAACTGTACCAAATAAACAAACAACATCGTATAACTTATTTGTTGGTATAGTAGTATACTTTACACAGTCACACAATGCAAGAGTTTCTGGTCGAATATCTACTGCTTCATAGTTAATTGACTCAGAAAAATTATTTGTTAACCACTCCTTTAGGTAACAAGGACCAGAACCAACATCTAAAATAGAATTAAATTTTGGTAACCGTTTTAATATTCTAAATCTTTGATTTGCAAATACTTTACCATATCCGTTGGTTATTCCTTCGGGATAAATGTCATACAACGAATATTTCATTTATCATGTCCACGGTCCTACGGATTGGGCGGTATCGGTTCCAATTGGAGTGAATCGAATAAAACTGCCTACTCCGATCTGATTGGTTCCGCCTGGTTGGGCATTAAATTTGATATTTGGTGTCACAGAAACTGCATCGGTTGTGGTTTCTACCACACCACGGAACCATATGGTTGTAAGAGCAGATGCAGAAGTGGAATTAGTTGCACCTCCAGCCGCGCTTGTGAAAACTGTAGTGTCTTGTGCGCGAGATACTGTGCCTGCCGCTGATCCGTGATTAATAGCAAGCCAGTACCATGCACCAAGAGTACCAATGCCCGATTCTATAAAACTCATGGCTGTAGTATGCGTTGTAGTACCGCTGATAATGCGATAGAAGCCTTCAAAAACATATGCAGTATTTGCTGCCAAAAGTATACTATCGTTGGCAGAGTCAAACACCGCCTGGTCAGTAGTAACATTGCTGATGGTTCGTGTTGTGGCCACCATGGCGAAGTGTTCGCCTGTAAGTAGAGTTCTACCATTTGATGTGGTTGCATAGAAGCATTTACCGTCATATTCAAATGCTCCCGCACTTGGAGTAGTAAGATTAGTTCCACTTGTCATCTTAAACGGAGCAAGAGTCGTTGTTCCTGCGGGAGCAACAATACCATTTCTAAATGTAGATGTACCAGTTGTAGCACCAAATTGCAATGCTGTTGCGGCACCACCTATGTTTAGAGTGGTAGCATTTGTATTA